CACCGGCACCGATGGCGCAAACACATCATCTGCATCCGGTTCGGTGAAATTGGGCGACCCTAATCCTGCCGAATTTATCCCGTATCAAGACATCACGCAGGAGATGGCGGCGAGCTGGGTGGCCTCTTTAATCAGCGTCCCTGGCGTTGAGGCACAGATTGCGGCGCAGATTGCCGTTTTGTCTCCGGCACCGATCCAACCGCAAAATCCACCGTTCTGGGTAGGTGACTAATGGACCCGTTTACCGTATTGGCTGGTGCCACTGCTATCTACAACGGGCTGAAGTCTGCCGTCAGCGCAGGTGAAGACGTCGTTGATACTGCACATCGAGTTGGCAGCCTTATGTCCGAAGTCGCCAAAGTCGTTCAGCTTGTGTCAATGCCGCGCAAGAAGAGGGTGTTTCAATCGCAAGCTGAGTTTGAAGCGCAGGCGATGAAGCTCTATGCCGCCAAAGACAAGGCCAAACAAATGGCGGCAGAGGCAAAGAATATGTTTGTCGCCATGCACGGTGTCGCAGCATGGGATAATGTCCAGCGCAAGGTCATTGAGTTGCGGAAAGAAGCCGCGCGACAGGCTAAGGAAGAGTATGAACAGGCGATGGAAACCCGCCGCGACATGATTATGGTTTCAAGCATTGTGGGCGGTCTTTTATTTGTCATGGCAGGATTTGGTATTTGGTTAACACTGACACATTGAGAGGGTAACATGGATCTTTTGAAATCTTTCGGCCCATTGTTGGGTTCTGTCGCACCGACGATCGCAACCGCCCTCGGTGGCCCGGTCGCGGGAATGGCGGTGCGTGCAATTTCGGGCGCATTGTTCGGTCATGAAAATGGAACCGAAGACGACATCATGTCGGCTTTGGCGAATCCAAACGGCGATCAGCTCGCCGCGCTGAAAAAGATCGACGCTGACTTCAAAGTGCAAATGAAGTCACTCGACATCGATCTCGAACGCATTTCTGAACAAGACCGAGATTCCGCTCGCAACATGCAAATCCAAACGCGCGACTGGATTCCTCGTGTTCTTGCGGTCGGAGTCACGGTCGGCTTTTTCGGCATCATTGCTTACATCCTTCATTTCGGTTTGCCTCCAACGGGCGGCGAAGCATTGCTGATGCTCATTGGCACACTCGGCACTGCTTGGACAAGCGTAATGGGATTTTATTTCGGGTCGTCCGCTGGTTCGAAACAGAAAACCGAAGCTCTCACCTCTGCTTTGGGGAATAAGCAATGAATACGAATTTTGAACAATGCTTGGTTTTTCTTTTCAAAGAAGAAGGAGGCTACGTGAATGACCCGCTCGATCCGGGCGGAATCACAAACCTTGGCGTCACCAAGACAACTTGGGAATCATGGGTCGGCCATGAAGTGACAGAAAATGATATGCGTTCGCTCAATCCTGGAATGGTTGCACCGCTTTATCGTGCGAATTATTGGAATGCTATTCATGGCGATAGCCTCCCTATTGGTGTGGATTATGCTGTTTTTGATTTTGCGGTCAATTCAGGAGTTCGACACGCCGCCGCAGCTCTCCAGCGGATTGTCGGAGCTGACGCAGACGGAGTGATCGGACCAGCAACTTTGTCTGCGGTTCAGGCAATCAATCCTGTTGACTTATCGTCGCAAATCTGCGATAATCGACTTGCGTATTTGCAATCTCTTCCTGGTTGGGCGCACGACGGACACGGCTGGTCAAATCGGATTGCATTTGTTCGGCAAAATGCTATGAAAATGGCTGGGTAAGGATTCACGATGTCGCTGACCTATTCAACCTACGTCCAGCAAATCGCAACGATGGCTGTTGTTCCGGTCACCGACCCCAACTTTACGATCATTATCCCTTCGATGATTGATTACGCTGAGCTTCGCATGCAGCGTGATCTTGACTTTTTGTCAACGCAAATCAGCAACACGTCATATTCTTTCACGATCGGAAACAATACGCTCACGATCCCAACATCTCAATTCGTTGTTATGGAAACATTTGAGGTGATCGATGGTTCAGGGAACTCGACGCCTTTGCTTCCGGTCGGGAAAGAATTCATTCAAAATGTTTATGGCTCAGGGTCCACGACCGGATTGCCACAATATTTTGCAGTTTATGGCGGCGATGCAGCGACAACGGGTTACACTTCGCAGAACATGATCGTTGGCCCATCGCCCAATGCGGCTTATTCTGTTCGCCTCACAGGAACGATTCGTTCCGCGCCGCTTTCGGCAACGAACACCGCGACGTTCATTTCGACCTACCTGCCAGACCTTTTCATCATGGCCTCGATGATTTATGTTTCGGCATATCAGCGAAATTTTGGTCGGCTGAACGATGACCCAGCGATGGCTCAAACATATGAAAGCCAATACCAATCTCTCTTGAAGAGCGCGATGGTCGAAGAAAACCGCAAAAAATTCGAATCTTCTGCGTGGACTTCATATTCTCCGACGCCTTTTGCCGCGCAGACGAGGTAGCCGATGGCCCACAATACCATCAAGCTCTCTCCCGGCGTCGAAACAAATACGACCCCTGCATTGAATCAGGCAGCGTATTCTTCATCGAACCTCATTCGGTTTTTGCCGGAGCGAAATGGTTTGGGCCTCGCGCAAAAGCTCGGCGGATGGGTTGCTTATTATGCTTCAGCGATTTCGTCAAAAGTCCGCGCCCTCAAAGGTTGGGCCGATCTCAATGCGATCAACCATCTCGGCATTGGCGCCGAATCATCGCTCAATGTTTTGACGAGCGGAAATCTGATTAACATCACTCCGCAAACGACGGCGACAAATCCGGGGCCAAATTTTTCGACGACCAGCGGATCGAATGTCGTTCAGGTTGTGGATTATGGGCTCATTGCTTCGACGCTCGATCAAGTCAACTATGTCACGCCAGTCACGATTGGCGGATTGATTCTCACTGGGCCATACCCAGTTTATTCTGCTTCAGTCGCAATTTCTGCTGCAACCACGGGCGCGAGCGGAACAGGCTCGACTGCAACGCTTACATTCGGGGCAGTGAGTGTCGCGGCTCCAATCGGTTCAACAATCGTTGTCAGCGGCGTCACTCCAACTGCATATAATGGAACATGGGTTGTCACGGCCTCTTCGACAACTTCTGTCTCGTTTGCAAACACAGCGACCGGGTCTCAAACTGTCGCTGGAACGGTTCAATACGGAACAGACTATTCAATTCAAGCTACGAACTTTGCAACTTCGACAGTTTCGAATGCAGGAGCATCTTATTATTTCACGACCACGAGTGGTTCCTCAATCGTTTCATGTTCGTTCGCAAATCACGGATACGCTGTAAACGATGAATTTTATGTCGGTGTTTCAACAGCAGTCGGTGGCGTAACTCTGACGGGACTTTACACGGTTTTGACTGTCGCAGACGCAAACACTTTCACGTTCTCGGCGCAAAACACCGCATCGAGCAGCGCAAGTGTTTACATAAACAGCGGCAACATCCGTTCCACATTTTACATCGCTTTGGGTCCGCAACCCACCAGCACAGGTTTCGGCGTTGGGCCATATGGCGTGGGCGGTTTCGGCGTCGGAACAACACAGCCTTCCGTCGCAGGAACTCCGATCACAGCGACCGACTGGACGCTCGACAATTTTGGGCAGGATTTGGTGGCTTGTCCGGCAGGTGGTGCGATTTATTATTGGCAGCCAAATGCTCAGCTGCAAACTGCTCAAATCGTCGGTGGCACAGGGCCGTTGGTGAACAGCGGCATTTTTGTTGCGATGCCTCAGCGTCAGATCATCGCTTATGGATCATCGTTCACGCTTTCTCCGGATCCGCTTTTGGTCCGCTGGTGCGACATCAACGACTTCACAAGTTGGAACGGGACCGCGATCAATCAGGCTGGTTATTTCCGCATCCCAACAGGCTCGCAAATCGTTGCTGGGATTCAAGGTCCACAGCAAGGTTTGCTTTGGACCGACCTCGATCTTTGGGCGATGCAATACGTTGGCCCGGAGTCGGTTTATGGGTTCAATAAAATCGGATCGAATTGCGGTGCGATTTCTCGCCATTGCGTCGGACAACTCAATGGTGCAGTTTATTGGATGTCGCAGGAGCAATTCTTCATGATGATGGGCGCTGGCCCACAGCCGATTGCTTGCCCGATTTGGGATGTCATCTTCCAAAACATCAACAAAACCTATTATTCGAAAGTTTGTTGCGCGGTCAATTCACAATTCAACGAGATCACATGGTATTATCCCTCGGCCTCTTCGACGGAGAATGATTCCTATGTCAAATATAACACTGCTCTTCAGCAATGGGATTTCGGCTCTCTTGGAAGAACTGCTTGGATTGACCAGTCTGTGCTTGGATCTCCCATTGGTGCTGGGTCTGATAATTACCTTTATCAGCACGAAGTCGGAAACGATGCTGCCAGCGGGACCCAAACCGTTGCAATGGCTTCTTCGTTCCAAACAGGCTATTTTCAGCTGAACGAAGCTGACAATCTCATATTCATTGATCAGATCTGGCCTGACATGAAATGGGGAACTTACAGCGGCAACCCTAACGCGACGGTTCAAATCACATTTTATGCGACCAATTACCCCGGCGATACGCCGATTCAATACGGTCCATATAACATGACTCAAGCGACGGAATATCTTTCCGTTCGAATCCGCGCACGTCTCATGTCGATTGCAGTTTCATCGAGCGACGTTGGTACGTTTTGGCGACTTGGTGCAATTCGCTATCGTTATCAAATCGACGGGAGATTCTGATGGCCAGTTTAGACGATATTCTCACCACGCAGAAAAACGGCGTTCAAGGCATCAACAGCGTGAACAGCACGACGCTGAACCTTGCTGGCAAATTGAATAGCTACGAGATCTCTTCATCAACGTATCTCACGACCACGCTCGGCTGGGTCGCAAAGGTCAGCGTTATTGTTGCCGGTTCAGCAACTGGCACTATTTATGACGCAAGCTCTGTTTCCGGCGCAGTCACAGGGAAGCGACTCGCCATCATCCCGAATACTGTTGGGATTTACACCATCAATATGCCGGTCAATGACGGCATTGTTGTCACCCCCGGAAGCGGCATGATCGTCGCAGTATCTTACAGTTGAGGTCAACATGCCGCTGACTCCCGGAAAATCTAAAAAAACGATTAGCCACAACATTTCGGAAATGATCCACGCCGGTCATCCACGGGATCAGGCAATTGCTGCGGCGCTGAACACCGCTCGCCACACAAAAGCCGCTGGAGGCGGATTGTACGCCAATATTCACGCGAAGCAACAGCGCATCGCCCATGGCTCGAAAGAACACATGCGCAAGCCCGGCTCAAAAGGCGCACCGACCGACGCAGCATTTGCGGCCGCAGCTCGCACCGCGAAAAAAGAAGGTGGCCCATTCGCCGAAATGAACATCGACCGTGGCGACATGTCATACACCAAATCGGACTACCCTGTTCAGCACCAAATGCATGTTGGGCCGATCCATTCCCCTGTTGCGGGGCGCACGGACCATTTGCCGATGAATGTGGAATCGGGGTCCTATGTTATTCCGGCCGACATCATCTCGTCCATGGGCGAGGGCAACACGATGGCAGGATTCAGAATCGCCAAGCGTATGTTCAGCACCGGCCCTTATTTCAACAAACAGAAACAACCCTATTCCCCCGGCGAAGCACCTTACGCCGAAGGAAAACCATACGGCGCTCGTGCCAAAGGTGGCCGAGCACCTGTCGAAATCGTTGCCGCTGGCGGAGAATATGTCATTTCACCAGAGGAAGTCACGCACTTGGGCAAAGGAGACATTGACCATGGGCATGAAATCCTCGATGAATTCGTGAAAGGCTACCGCAACCAAACGATAAAAACTCTCCAGAAACTTCCAGGACCAAAGAGGGATTGAGCCATGGAAAACGAACTGAACGTTCGGGTTGGAACACCCGAAGATGTTGACGGAATGATGCAACTCGCACTCGCGGCTTGCGAAGAAAACGGGTTGACGAACCCGAACCCGGCAAAGCTCTTGAACGAGATCTGGGCCGGGTTAACGCGCCAGCACGGAATTGTCGGCATCATTGGTCGCTCCGGCGAGCAATTTGAAGCGGCGATTCTGCTCAGAACTGAACCTTTGTGGTATTCCGATGATTTAACGATTGTCGAACGCGCAATTTTCGTTCATCCTGACTATCGCAGTGCAAAAGGCGGCAGAGCAAGAAAGCTCTGTGAATTTGCGAAACAGACCGCAGAGGTTTTGCAGATCCCGTTGGTTATTGGAATTCTCAGCTCTCAACGTGTCGAAGGCAAAGTTCGGCTTTATGAGAGACAGTTTGGCCCACAGTCGGGCGCTTATTGGATTTATGGCAAAAGAACAGGCGAGTGGGCAGAAGGATCTGCCTCCGCAGACAGTTTGACGGAGCATTGAAATGGGTGGCAAGACTGGGACGACGACCCAACAGGTATCTATTCCGCCCGAAGTATTGGCTCGATATAATTCGGTCAACGCTCAGGCTCAAACGACTGCGGCGCAGCCGTTCCAGCAATACAGCACAGACCCAAGTGCATTCGTTGCTCAAATCAACCAGCAACAGCAACAAGGCATTTCAGGCATAAATCAATATGCCAATGCCGCGCAGCCTTCTATTTCATATGCGCAAAATGCTTTCACGCCTCAAGGTTTCCAACAAGGCGTCGCAGGTTACATGAACCCATTCGTGAACCAAGCGATGGGCGCAACTGCCGCACAGCTTCAGAACGTCAATCAGCAACAGCAACAGCAATTGCTGGGCAACACAATCCAGCAAGGCGCGTTCGGTGGCGATCGTGGCAACATCGCGCAAGCGGCGCTGATGAATCAGCAGAATCTCGCTTTGGGCAATACGTTGTCAAACATGGCCTCGCAAGGCTATCAAAATGCTGCTCAGAATTACATGACTGGCATGGGCAACATCGCGAATCTCGGAATTCAAGGCCAGCAAGCTGGTCTCAGCGGCGCTCAGGCTCAAATCGGTGCTGGCACCCTTCAGCAACAAACACAGCAAGCTGGTAATACCGCACTTTACAATCAGTTCCTTCAACAGCAAGCCTATCCGTTTCAGGTGGCGCAATTCTTGGCGAATATTGCGGAAGGGACTGGGGCGCTTTCTGGCTCGACCACGACGACGCAACAGCCCATGCCGTTTTTCTCGGATCGTCGGCTCAAACATGACATCAAACGCATCGGTGAATCCGACAGCGGATTGCCGATTTATGCGTTCAAATACAAGCATGATCCGGAAGGCCACACGCATGTCGGTTTCATGGCGGATGAAGTCGAGCATGTTCATCCCGATGCAGTCGGCCTCGCCGGTGGATACAAAACGGTCGATTACGACAAAGTTGCCAACGACAATGGCCGGGCGGAAGGCGGAGCCGTTGGGCCGCAGCATGCGGGCTTAGGGTTCATGGCCGGTGGCCGAGAGCATCATGCTTATGGCAATGCAGTCGGTTCGGATTACAATCCATACGACCCAAACAACATCCAGAATCTCATCGCTCGCCAACAGGCCGCATTGTCGGCCGGGGAAGGCAGTTTCGTTCCGACAGCTCGTGCTTTGGCGAATGCAACCGGAAAAGCATCGCGCATTCCATTGGAACAAAGCGCACATTATGGATTGCTAAAAGCGGAAGGCAACCCGGCTCAACATCCGACAGGCCTCGAACAAACGATGGGCGGTTTGAAAACCGCTGAAACAATCGCTGAAATGTTCAAGAACAATCCAAAAACTGGCGACAAGGGTTTTGTCACAATGTTGATGGATAAGATGGGAATGAACAAATCCCAGAACGCGGATCAAAATACCCAACAGAATCAGTCGCAAAATCCTCCTCCGGCAGCATCTTCTGCTGCGCCAGCATCTTCTGCTGCGCCAGCATCTTCTGCTGCGCCAGCGAAAACCTCCGACGCAGGGGTGGCGGCAACTCCCATGCCGCCGATGAATCCGGAAGGTCTCGCGAGCGCAGACTTTGCTCCGGGCGACGATTTGACTGCCGCGACAGGCGGAAGGATGCACCGCGCTTTCGGCGGCGGGGACATGCCTTACGAGGATGATTCCGGCGGAAAACTCGACATTCCGGATGAAAAGAACGGCGAAAAACTTCTGACAGCGCAAACTCCTCCCGGCGCTCAATCGCAAACTGGCATGGGAATTGGCGACGCATTGGCGCTCGCGAAATTTGCAATGATGTTCGCTTCCGGCGGTCGCACAGGCTATGCCGACACTGGTGCTGTGAGCGACGACAACCTTCCGACCTATTTGGATGCGCTCGGCAAAATCGAAAGCGGCGGAAACTACGGCGCTCTTGGTCCAATGACCAAAAAGGGTGACCGAGCTTATGGCAAATATCAAGTCATGGGCTCGAACGTTGGCCCATGGACGCAAACGGCCCTCGGCAAAACGATGACTCCCGACGATTTTTTGGCTGACAAAGAAGCGCAAGATGCCGTCGCAAATCGCTATTTTGGTCAGGCTTTGAATAAATACGGCAATCCGCAAGATGCCGCTTCCGTTTGGTTCACTGGCAAACCGCTTGCGAAAAACACGCAACAAACTGCTGACATCACCGGCACAACGGTTCCGAAATACCTCCAACGCTTCAATAAAGCCGCTGGCCTCGGACAAACCGCTGGTTTGGATCAAATCGGCGGCGACGGCTCGGATGAAAAACCAGCGTGGTTCCATCCTGAAGTCGCTGACTCTTATCAGCGTCTTCCTGGCTCGAGCCAATATGCAGAGGCCGACCTTCCGACAGCAACGAAAACGGTTGGCGGAACGGAAGAAGACGCACCCACAGGCGGTCTCGCTCCGAACGCAGGTTACGAAGCCGCGAAAAAGTCTCTGAATCCGCCAAATGTTTGGAGCGACATCGGCAAAGTTCTCGGAGTTCCTGAAAAATATCAGGATTCAAATCTTTGGGTTCCGGCTTTGGCTGGGCTTGGCTCGATGCTTTCATCGCGTTCGCCTTATCTGTTGCCGGCAATCGGAGAAGGCCTCGTGGGTGGTGCGGCCGCATACACTCAACTCCAGCCTCAACAAGCTCAAACCGAGCAGACTCGCGCCGAAACGATGGCTGTCCTTCAAGGCATCCCACGCGAAAACTTCCTTCCGAACGGCGACGTTTTGGTCGAAGGGCCGGACGGCAACCCAATTCCGATGGGCGCACAAGAATATTCCATTCTCAAACTCACCCATCCGGATCAAATCAAACTCTGGAACTATGCAACAAAAGGCAAAGCAGGAACCGCAAAGGGCCTCGCTGGAGCCGCTGGCGACACCGGGACTGCGACGGGCCTCGGCGGAACAAAGACGCCTCCTGCAACCCCGCTCACGGGCGACGAAAAGGGTGTCGTGGAAGCCCCGGATCCCATGGCGCTTTCGGATGCAGAAAAACAAGCGACTGCCGCAGAAGTTATTCAGCTTGCCGGCAAATATCGTAAATCGGATGGCTCGCCAGATCTCGCCTCGCTTCAAACGGTTCGTCCGAACCTCACCAACACATATCGTCAAGCCGCTTTGGATGCGCAGCCGGTTCAAAAGAACAACGGCATTTATGCTGACATCCTGACATCGCGCGACGACCATGAATTGACGGGCGGCGGCAAATACGCTGAATGGTTCGAAGGATTGCGTTCATCGCTGGACGATATTTCCAGAAAATTTGGCGGACCCGGTTTTTATTATAAACAAGGTGCCGCCCTGGAAGAAGCGCAAAAGATCTACGCTCAAAATCTCGATGCCGCGCAAAAGGCTGGTGACAACCAGACTGTTGGCAAGCTGAATGTTCTCGCAAAAACTTATCCATGGTTGACGAACACACAGCTTGGCTCCGCGAAAAATATGGCGCAAATCATGGTCAATACGCAAGCGCCAATCGATCAAAATCGTCTCGCTCAGAACATGGTTTCGTCAACCGGGCAGGTTGGCAAATGGTTGCCGGAAAGCGAATATGTTGGTCAGAACTTTGCTGATCAATACAATCGCCGCGCTCAACCGCTTCAAGCAAGAGAGACAACGGCTCTCGAAAAAATGATGACGACGCCGCCGCAAACAAAAACGGCAGATCCAATCAACGATCCAGAAACTGGCAAACCAATGCCGACGATGTTCTCGTTCCTTCAACGCTATGGCGACAAGCTGAACGGAAAACAACTGAAAGCAATCGCGGCTGAATATGGCGCCGATCCATCGATCTTCCGTTATTTCCCACGGATCCGCATGCAATACGCAGGAGCGCAATGATGAGTGATGATCCGTTTGGCGATATTGAATTTGCTGGAAAACCGAGAGGTGTTGCACCGCCCGAAGATCCGTTCGGCTCTGTCACTTTCGGTGCGCCACAAAAGCCGTTGCCGTTCGCTCATCAAGGCGAACCCGACAATACTCCTGCGCCTTCCGCCGCCGCAGGAACGCCGAGCCTTGTGCCACCGACCCCGGCTCCTTACGAAAATTATATGGGCCGGGTGAAATCCGCAGAGACTGGTCTCGCAAACACTGCAATCAATGCGGCATACCGCATTCCGGACACGATCCAGCTTGCCAAGGACATTGGTTCGTTTGGTTACAGAAAACTGTTCGGCGAAGAAAAACCGCAGCAACCCGCTCCGACGGTTGCGCCGGGCGACGTGAATGCCTTGCCGCCGACAGCCTCGGAGGAAACTGCTTCGAAGGTTCGTCAGCGCATGGCTGAAGCTCAGCAATGGCAAGAAGAACATCCTGACGTTGCGGGGATGGCCGCTGGTTTTGGGTTCATGCCTTTGGGTGGGCCGCAAACTTCCGCCGAAGCGAAACAGCGCATGGCTCCTTATCTCTACACTCCTCAAACGGAGCAAGAGAAAAACATCGCTCGCGACATCGAGGCTGGTGGCACATGGGCCGCTTTGTCGCCGAAGTCCGCATTCGGAACACCTTTCCGGGCAGTGACCGGGGCTGGCCTCGAACAAGTTTCTCGCGGAGCCGAGGACATTATGCCAGGAGCTGCCCCTTTCATTCCTTTGGTCGGGCAAATCATCGGCGAATCAGGAGCCGGGACTTTCGCGACGTTGAATGACAGCGAATCGCGCTATGTCGAAGCATTGAAAAAAGCCTACGACGAAGATGTCCGAACAGGAAACATTGATCCGTCGAAAGTCACGCCGGACATGAAAATCACGGACATTCCGTTCAATCGTCCGGGTTCAAGTGCTTTGCGCAAACTTGCGAAACAACAGTCTCAAGTCGCATCCGACACCAGCGACTTTGCAGAATTTAATCGCACTGCAAAAGGTGCGTTGGACCATGGCGAATTGCGTTCAAAACTGGCCAATGGAATCACGAGCGATATTGAAAATATCACCGGCATTCCATCGAACAAAGCTCTCGAAGCCCAGGATGCAATCAACGCGGAATTCAATAGCAGAAAGTCTGCTGCTTACGACGCCGCGACAAACAGCGCTCCCGGTCAAGCTGTTCCGAGAGATGTGTTTGGGGCTTATGCTGATGCGCCAATCGTGAATGCGGCGGAAAAGCAGATTCAGGATGCCATTGCCAGCAACCCAAACAACCCTCGTTACAAAGGCATCGTTCCTCCGACCGACACTCAGCCGGGCAACTACGCTTATTACGAGCAAGTTTATCGTCAGCTTCGCGACGGAGCATTTTTGAAAAATGCAAATCTGCCAACGGATGAAATAAACATCAGCAATGCTCGCGATGCTGCCAATGGAATAAAAACCGCCCTCGACAAACACATGACGGTCGATGGCCAATCGCTCTCGGCCAATGCGCGTGGCATCGCTCAGGATCATTTCAACGCAAACGACATCATCGGTGTCGGCGAAAATTTCCTGAACGAAGAACCACAAACTGCGAGCGAAGCGCAAGCCTCCGAGCGTGCTTTTGATAGTTTGGACCCCGACGAGCGTGCGGCCGCAACTTATGGTGCGCTCAACCAATTCAACAAAATCATCTCCGACGACAACAAAGGCGGATTGAATTGGGCCGCGAAAAAATTTGACACGGACGCCACGTTCAATCGCAAAATGCAAATGCTGCTTGGCAAACGCGCCGCAGACGGATCTGTCGATCTTTCGGATTACGACGCATTGCGCGGCAAAGTTCTGGCAGCTCAAGCGAGAGCGAACATCCCACCATGGGACGTGGACCTGAAAAGTGCACCGCCTTCATTTGCTCAGCGCCACCCGAACATGATGACTGCAGTTGCTGCTGGCGCAGGAACAACTTTGCCAGTTGCTGCGAGCTATCTGCAAGATTTTCTCATCAATTCAAATCTCATGACAGCAGGTGGCCTCGCCGCAACCGGCGCATTGGCAGGAATGGGTGCGGCCGCAAAATTCGTCAACGATGCAGCAGTGAAGCGTGCAGCAAATGACATTGTGTTAAAAATGTCCACCGGCAATGTGCGAGACCTCGCGGAGCTTTCGCGCTTGACGAGAACCAATCCACTTTACGGTGCAGTTTACAGGGGAATTAACTTGGGCCTCGCAAACGAACAAAACTTGAGTTCCGACGACAAAGTTCGTCGCGGATGGAAAACAGGCGGTCGTGCTTTTTTCAAGGGCGGTCGCGTCGGACGCGCTTCCGGTGGTCGCACAGGAAAAGATCCGAAATCCGAAGCACAAAAATTGATTGCGCTTGCCAATCGTGTGAAAAACGAGCAAGGTAAAGATACTCAATCTTTGCTGAATCTCGACGACACCACTGTCGCCAAAGCACTCGCTGTCGCGAACAAACACATATGAGAGGAATACCATGGACAATTTTGAAGTCGAGTTGAAACTCACCGTCGCTCACGTGAAAGCGATTCTCAAGCACCTTGGCGCAAACATTTCAACTGAATTGGAAACGATCAATCTTTTGCAGAATCAAACAAACTCGCAGCTCCAAGCTGCAACGACACCAATTGAATCCGTTCCTGCACCAGCTGCCGAAGCTCCGGTGCAAGAAACTCAGGCTGCCGAGCCTCCCGCAGCAGCCTGAGTAACCTTGGCCGGGTTGAGCTTCACTCCAGCTCCCCGGCCTTTTTTGTATCAGCTCCACATGGCAAAGTTGTCGATCGCAATTTCGCGAGTGACATAGACTTTATCTCGCATCGAAAACCGTGACAAATTAATGCGCTTAATTTGTTTTGAGCCGAGATAAAACATCACCATCCCAAGAACCATTGAGTCCCCGAAAATTGCGATGACGTCCCGCACAGGGTTGAAGTCTTTCAGACGATGGACCATGGTCCATTCATATTTCGAACGCGCCCTTTCACCGACATGGCTGTCGAGGACCGGAAAGTCGGAAATATAAATGAGCTCTTTCCCTATCTCGAGCAAAGGTTCCGTTTCGAATTTCATGTTCGGGTTCAAAGCGAACACGCGATCGTATTTTTCGCCTGATTTGATCGGGAGGTCTTTGGCATAAACCAAGGGCCGTGGTTCGGGGGCTTTTTCCACCGGAGTGAAAACAGGCTTCGCCCTCAGATCAGTTTCCGGATATTCGACGAGCTTGTATGATTTCAAATGTCTTGCGATTTCTTGGCCTCTTTCGTCTTTGAAAACAGAAAACACTTTTGAATTTTCAATCTCACAATAACGATTTGCTGCCAGCGTCGAAAGAGCTGCCGAAAGAGACGACTGATCTATTTTTGGGAAGGCACGCATGAGATCATGAATCGTCAACGAAGTCCCGAGAGGAACTTTGTGAAGCATCAATTTCACTTGTGCCAATACTGATGGATTATTAGGTAAACGCATATTAATTTTCCTTTTTTCAAGTGATCAACGTGGAGATCCTTCCGTCAATATAATAAACGGCTTTATGCCCACGACCGACTGGTGAGACCGTCACCAGATCGATTCCGTAAATCGACAGTTTGCCTCTGAGCTTGTTCAAAGAGGACATGATTGACTGTCGAAAAAACTTAGGCTTCTCACGAACACGACGGTTCATGGTTTTCATGAGATCATCAATCGTGAATTCCTGCGCAGCGTATTGCTGCATGAATTCAATCAGGAGCTTTTCACGAGTCGAAAATTTCATCGGCTTCCTCCAAGGTAATGAGCTTTCGGTATTCATCCAATGCGAGATCGGAAATAGATTTTTTGTCGCGCAAGTTTTTCAGGATCCGAGAGTCCGGAGATCCTTTTGCAACGAGATCGATATAAGTGACACTTCCAGTGGTTCCATCGCGCCAAGTTCGTCCTTCAGATTGCCATCTTGCAAGAGAATTGAAGCTGTTTGAATAATAGATGTTCGTCCGACAGAAACCCTGAAGGTTAAGTCCAGTACCCGCCGCTTCGGGTGATGCCACGAGATAAGAGACGCTGCTTCCGGGATCGAGAAATGCCGCGATATTTTTTTGTCGGTCATTGTTGGATGTCCCTCCATAATAGTCCAAAGCTGATGGGCCGAGGGCTTTCATTACGCGCTTTATGTCTTCGTTGAACCTGCACCAGATGATTGCCTTGCCTTGACGTTGCTCCAGGACATTCAGGAGCGCCTCCAGCCGGGGGTTCGGCAGATCCCTCGCAATTCCGTTCTCATCCACAGCGAAACCGCAGGAGATCTGCTGCATGCGCGTCACGAGTGCGGCCGCATTCGGCACAGAGATCGCCGCGCCGCCAGCCGTCTGAGCCATGAACGTCTGACGCAGATCTTTCATCAGCTTTTTCTGTTCATCGCTCAAGGTGAATGGCTGCTGGACATAAACCTTTGGCGGCAGATCCAAAACCTCGTCGGCGTTTATTCGGAAAATATGTGGTTCGATCTTTTTGTAAAATTCCTCGACGTTTTTGTGGCCGACGATCTCGAGGCCGAACCCATTGTCGCGGAGCTGGCAATATCGCGCCCGGAACGTGGTCACATAGCGGTGGCCGAAAATTCGTTCGTCGAGGAACTTGAATTGGCTGAACGCATCGACAAGGTTTTTGGCAAGCGGCGTACCAGTCATTATCATCCGGTATTTGCATAAATTACCATAGCGGATGGCCATCTTGGTGCGAGAGGCCGAAATGTTTTTGATATCCTGCGATTCATCAATGATCATGGTTGCCCGACCATTGGCTGCTTTCAGGAACCGCAGGATTTTGGCTTCCGCCGGGCCAGTGATCAACGCATCGATATTGATTGCGAAGATCTTCAGGCCGTCGAATTTCATCATCTCCTCGAATTCGCGCTCGCCCTTTTTGGTTTTGTTCCAGACCCAAGCCTTCCACGGCACGACGTCCGACATGTGCTTTGGGATCTGTTCGTTCACCCATTGTGCATGAACGCCATTTTTTGCGACCAAAAGAACGTGGTCGGACAAATTGTCGCACCAGCGAATTCCCATCATCGCGATCCCGGTCCAGCTTTTGCCGGTTCCGATGTCCATGAACAGCCCGAAACAGCTGGGATATTCCCGCTTGTTGAACATTTTTTCGAGAGCCGTTTTCTGGTGGGCTCTAGGCGGCGTTTTGAAGGCGAAGGTGGGTCGGGGCTGCTCGAAGGCTTGGAAGCCGCTGGTGGCCTCCGTAGGGGCCGTAGCGCCGGTTCCGTTCTCGACTTTCGCAAACGGGAAAACAGATCTCCAGACTTCGAGGTTGTAGGGCGTGTTTTCGAACGTGAACACTTTGCCCGAGGCCCATCGCTTTTGGCCTTCGAGCTTTGGCAACGCACGGATCATCCGCACGTCATATTCCGAGGTCGTCCGAACACGATTTCCATCAATGAGAATGTTCATTCCGTTTCCATTCCGAACCTTAATTCGGCCCTTTCTCTTCTCTTTTCTCTCTCTAGAAAATCTGACAGCAACAGATGAAATAAGAACTCTGGCGGAAACGGTACGTAACGATTTCAATGGGTTACCGTTCCCGCCAAAATTTTCGGTCTCAGGCGGCGAGCTGGAGGAGCTCGTCACGCACCTGGAGCTTCAACTTTGCTTTGTCGCCGAACCATGCGTTGTAGAGCCTTGTTTCGGACTTGCTACCGGCGACGTGATCGGCCCAATGGGTGACGCCGTTGAGGACACCCCATGCGGTCGCCGGGACAGCACCCGGAGCTTTTTTCACGGACCACAGGACCTCGTTGAGCCGCTTGTCCATCGCACCGGGATCGTTGATCAAGTCGTTGACCCACTCATCCTTGTCGTTCTGGGCGACGATCGTTTCCGGCATCGGCTGGAAAAACTTGCTCAGGAACCGAACTGTGTCGAATTCCGACATCTTGAGTTGGTTCAAAACCTTTGCATCGAGGCCAGCCTGAACGATCTGTTCACGAGCCAGACCAATTGTTTCCTTCGCGGCGGAGACGTTGAAGCGGGTCAGGTGGTTTTGCGAATAGTCTGCTTCCGACCCACGGAGGGCCATGGCCATGGTGTTGGCGCAGACAACCCGGACGACCGTCGTCCGGACGGTGATTGATTTGCCGACTTCATGCGGCGAGGTCAGCAGGATGTAACCTTTCGAATGATCCGTGCGGTTCACGGTGAACCCTTCTTGGATCGAGGCCAAGGCCCAAACCATCTTGCCGCCACGGAGCGAACCGGCTGTTTCGAGCTTTGCGCCACCGGCCTCTGTGTATTCACGGAAAAACTCGAGCGCGTCGCGGTTTTGGAACGGCTTCCACATGTCGCCGGTGACAGTCATAATTTTGTTGTCGGAAGAACGCACGAGGGCGCGGCGGAGCGGGAGCTTGACCATTGAACCATCCGCCGCTTGAGCGAACAGGGGACGGAGCTGCACTTCCCAATTCAGGCCAGCCGCGACGAGCATGTCGTCCACGGACACGGTTGGATCGACGCGATTGCCGAGGCCATGCCAAGGAACTTCATTCGCGAATGCCATTGTTTCGATTTCGTGTGCCATTTTACAATTTCCTTATCTAAAATTTTGGGTGAGGATGGGCCGGGCGAACCCGGCCCGTTGGGTCAGTGCTTGATCGTCACGTTGCCTTTCGCGAGATCCCAAGCGAGATCTTGGCGACGGCCACCGGCTTCAATGAATGCTTCGTAGGTCACGCCTGGATTTTCCATGATGAAAGCCATGGCCTTGTATCCGAAGCCGCCTTCGCGACGAGGGTTTTCGGTCAGCCCTTCAACCGGATAGATCTTCACGCCAGCAAATTCCGACGTGCGGCCGCGCTTGGCTTCAGTCGTTTCCTTCTTTGGGGCAGCAGCTTTGGCCTTTGCCTTTTTCAGCTCGGCCACGGTTTCCTTCACAGTTTCCTTGGTGGTTGTCATAGCAGGTGTCTCCTTTTGAATTGAAATGTGCTCAGCCTTGGCTTGAGCGAGAGTGAAAATCCGCTTCGCGGCAGTCGCCCGGTCAGCGAAGCTCTTCACTGGCTGGGTAGAGTTGTGGTGATTGTAGAACGTCACCATCTGCGACAAAGTTAAGCTCTCGTTTTTGGCGAGATCTTCTTCGTCGGAGAAGATCGTGAAGCCGTTGCCGTGTTTGCCGGCAAGGGTGCGTGATGGATAGGACAAGATTTTGCCAAAATCTTTGCCGCTGAAATAAGCAATAAAGGTTTTCATCAATTCCTCCTCAAAACCGTGCTTCATAGTTGACGACGACCGAAGGCTCTTTTTCGACCTTGCAAGCATCGGACATCTTTTTGAATTCAGCGAGGGTCACGCCGAACGTCTTCATGACTTTGTCTTCGGACAGTTCGGTATTTTTGCGGAGTGAAACCAAAACGAGGAAATCCTGACCGACGATGCGGTCGGTGCCGGTGGCGACGATTTCCTTGTGGACTTCTTTGAGCTGAAGGGTGAGTGCTTCGATCTGGGACTTCAAAGCGCCATATTGGTCAGCGAGGGGAGCAGCATTCGACATTTCAAATCTCCGTTTCAAAGGCCCGTGTTCGAATCGGCGGACCAGCCCGATGACATCCTTATGCCTGAATTGTGCAGAAAAGAAAACGATTTTTTTCACATTCCGTCATCTTTTTTATAAGTCGCTGTTTTCATTGCTTATTTTCGGTGGTTTTCTTGGGCTCTCGGCCCATTGAAAGGTTTGGCTGGAGCCGAATTTTTGAATTCGGCCACGTCCAGCACTCCCCTGTGTCGTCCTGAAAACAAACCCAGAGCAGGTGGTGCTCTGGGCCATAATCGATGACAAAATGCGCCATGGCTCGGCCTTTGGGGGTTTCCAGCGGGAGCGGCGGATCAATACGGAGCATGGAGGGGCTTCCTGCGCTTCACCAGCGCTCTTTTAATTTTCGCAAGAAACCCTTCTTTCGGCCCCGATAAGAAATCGACCACGGCAATGGATCGGGATCCATAGTGGATTGTGATCCGAGTTGGAACAGTTCGATGAGACACATCACCGTGAGCAATATCCCCGACCCGATCGCCGGAAGGAAAATTATGAAAAGCGCCCAATCCATTCATTCAACCCTCCCAATTCAATGTGCAGTCGATGAATTCCCCTGTTTGATCGAATTCGACCCAACCACCAGACTTCAAACATTGGCCTATGAGACGCATCACCTTTTTGTAGGCTTTGCTTTTCAACCAAACTTTCGTGAACACGGTCTTTTTCATATTCGCCTCCTTTTTTATCATAGCACAGAATTTGCGATGTCGCCCGGCTTTTTCATCATCTTCCGGAGATCATCAACGATATTTGCCTTGCGATGACTCACCATTTCTGGAGTGTCCTCGTTTTTCGTCAGCCCGACAACATTTTTTATCACTTTTACGCTGTGCCGGTTTTTTATCACCTCCAGAGCTTTGTTGTTCATCGCAGCAAGCTGAAGTCTTCCACCAATGAGAAAACGGTCCTCGAACCAAACCGCTCCCACCTCTTTCATTGCCTTCCTCAATTCGAGGTCGGTGTCGTAGAGCCTTCCTTGGATTGAAGAGCGAACCCACTCGACGATATCTTTCATCGTAAGCACCAAAGGGTCGTCCTGACGGTTCATCGCCTCTGCGAGCACTGCGGCTTCTTGCTGGCCCTCGGTCCGCGATGCAACGATCAGCTCCTTTTTCCTTTCCGTCATGGGCGCTGGTTGACCCTTCATAACATAATCCCCGTAGCGCTCGGCCCAATGCTTGATGATGTTCAAGCCGCCACTCTTCAGCCAGTTATGAAAGCTCTCGAATTTTTGGCGTGGCCATTTTTCTTCCGTGACTTCGGGATAAAACCAGCGACGATCGTCCTCTTCGATCTTCAGTGCTCGCATCGAGTTCGAGCAAGCGAACACATGGCACCAATTTTCGATGATGTAGGGTCGTTGGTATTTCTCATTCACCTCGACCTCGCGGTCGGTGATTGCCGACTTCAGTTTGTTGTATGCTTTCCAGCTGTGGCCTGAATAGATCTCGTTGATGACGATCAGGCGCTTGTTGGCGAGCCAACCGTTGAATTCCGACTGAACGATTTGGTTCTCTGTCGGGAACCCAACATTTTGCATCCCCACCAATGGACCGAGGATTGAAGAACCGAGCGTTGTTTTGCCGACGCCTTGGCGTTCGCTGACAAGCAGCAGTCCATATTCCATTCTTACATCAAGCCGGGCGATGAGTGTCGCGCACCAACGCAACGCCTCTTTCAACTCGCTTTCATTCGGGAACATATAGCGCATGAATTCAAGGAATGGCTCCGCATTGCCGGGCTTGCTTTTCACGTGCGTCGGAGTGTGGAGATTGATTGCGGAAGTCGTCGTGTCTGTCACGACTTTGCCTTTTATGTCTGGCCTGTAGCAAAGTTTCGCGGATCGACCGTTGTATGCTTTCACGATGAGCTGCGAAGTCTGATTGGTGTTGCTGAAGGCCGAGAGCATTTTGTTCATGATCGCTTCGGAGCGAATGATCTCTGGCATTTCAGTGCAGACAAAAAGATCGGCCTCTTCAACGTATGTCCACATTTCCTTGAAGTTTTTCCGGAGGACCGTCGAAGGTTTGCCGCGAGGGTTCGGGATGACATCCGTTGCCCACGTAGCAGGATGAAGACATGATCGAAAAGAGGGTCCGGTATAATATTCACGACCTTCCACTGTCTTGAACATAGAGCGCGGAAAATCGTCGGCGAGATCGAACCCTTGCGGCCATTCCGAAGTGAATTGGACATGAAACGTCGGAATTCGTAAATGGAACGAAATGGACGGTACTGCAGAAATTCCTGGCGCGTCATTATCAGACACAATGTAGGCACGTTTCACTCCCAATTTTTGAAGCATTGACCAGTCCGTGCGGGATGGACTCAGCGCTCCGCCGATCCACCCAATGTGTGCGGCCGCAGAAAGCTCTTCGCCCCACGGATGCGCGGCGAGCTTCTTTTTCATTTCCGGAGAAGTGCCTTCGACCATCTCGCGCATAGCGCGTGCGGCTTTCGCGCCTTCATGAATAAAAACGGTCGAATGGTTTTTCAACTGGTCGATGCCCCAAAGCGGCAACGGCCCTTCACTTTCCATCTTGCGCCATTGGCCATCGTCCCAATATGTCCAAGGAACATATTTCTTCTCGCCCTCGCCGAGATCGACGCGAGTTTGAAGCATGACAATCTCATCATTCAGATTGCGGAACTCAAAGATATTTTTCGGTGGGAGCTGTTTCACCTCATCCGGCAAATCAATGAGAGACTTCAGCGTCCGGATCTGAGGCCATGTCACACTTTGGCAATCGACCTCAATCGCGAGCTTTTCTTTTTCGGTCGGTGAGAAATTGTCCGGAGCTTTCACTGTGCCATTTTGTTCGAAGAAAATGACAGCAATGTCTTCCCAATATGGGCCTTTGTTTTCACGAACCACGGCTGTGCGCAACGAGCGCGGCTCCGCTCCAATTCTCTTCAAATATGAAGCAACCGCTGGAATATCATTCAGTGACTTGATGCGCATCTTTAACTTCCTCTAAATCGTCAGAAAAACCAATGAAACGTATTTGTGTGATTTTCACCATCCGAAAGTCCGGCGGAACCCTTCCCTTCACGGCGTAAAGTGCTTTGCCCGGTTTGCCTCGGTCGATGATCTCTTTGCCGATTTTTTCGAACGCAAAGCGATCCACCTTTCCGAAAATGACATCCGTGTCGTCCGCGAGCGTGAGGTTCAACGATTGCGTTGGCCCACTCAGCGTTTTCCCGCCGCGCTTGGCGACGTTGATTGCTTCGTTTTCGTCGCGGGGTTTGATTTGACGAGGGGTGCAGAAAATGAGAACGTCGTAGTCATATCCTTTTGTCACCACGTCAATGATTTTTGTTGGCGGCGTGAAAATATTTCGCTCCGCAGGATCCGGCATGATGCGATGAAATGCATCCTGAATTGGCCAAAGGCTGTCAATTTCCGTGTGGGCATTGCTCAAGAGCTTTTCCGCTTTCGCAGGGAGCTTTTCCCCGCGCACCCGGCAGCTCATGATTTGCTGAACCATCTTCGGGCCGATCCCTTTCACGTTTTGGATCGGACCCAACAGCGCCTTTTCGCCGTTTTTGTATGCGACGGTCCATTTGTCGAGCGAAAGATCTTTGTCCACGGGAATGTAATCAATTCCTTCGGCATTCATTTCGCGGAGGATTTTGATTTGCTTCGCGGGGTCGGGTTCATGGGTCAGTGTGGCGGCGGCAAACTCCAATGGGAAATGCGCTTTCATGTAAGCGCACCAATAGCTGATGATGCCATAAGCCACGGCATGTGAACGATTGAAACACATCGCCCCATAAGCGCAGAGATCGTCCCAAATCTTGTCGAGCATCGGGCCGTTCATTCCGCGCTTCATTGCACCGGCTTTGAATTTGTTTCCGTATTGATCGAAGAACTCTTTGCCGAGCGATTTGCTCATTGCCTTGCGGAGCGTCGAAACGTCTTCCCAACTCATGTCGCCGATTTCGCGGCAAATCTGCATCACTTGCTCTTGATAAGCGACCATGCCCAGCGTGGTTTTCAGGTATGGTTCAAACGTGGGGTGAGGATATTCGACTGCCTTGCCATTTTTCCGCTTTGTCCATTCGTTCGTTCCGCCCGAAGCCATTGGGCCGGGCCGCGCGAGCGACGTCACGGAAATGATGTCTTCGAGGTTCTCAATTTTGATTTGGTTGCAGATCGATTGCAGTGCCGGACCATTGAATTGGAAAATTCCCGAAAACTGCTTGCGGTTGATCACCTCAAAAGACGCTTTGTCATCCAAAGGAACACGCTCGAGATAATGGATGTCTTTTCCGGCCAAGAGGAGGGCATCTTCAAAAACGGAAAGTTGCGTGAGCCCAAGGGCATCGATCTTAAGTAAGTTAAGTTCTTCTGCATCTTTCTTGTCGCATTGAGTTGCTCCTGTGCGTGCATCGACAGCGACGTAAGATGTGACTGGATCTGCAGTAACAACAATTCCCGCCGCATGCTGGCTGTAGTGTCGAGGGTGTCCTTCCATTTTGGTTGCGATAAGGATTTCTGGGTATTTTTCCAAAATTTCCTTTCCTGCAGCAGTCGTCGTAAATGTGTCCTCAAGCGTATGCATTGCTCGAGAGTCTCCGGAAGATCGAATGATGAGGCTGTCAAGCACTCGAGTGCAGAGGTATTTCGGGATGCCGAGCGCTGTTCCAGCTTCATCGATTGCTGAGCGTGGGCGATATAACGCAACAGTTCCCAGTCGAGCGACTCGTTCCTTCCCATATTTATTCTCCATGTATTCAAAAACGAGGTGTCGGTTCTGATCCGAAAAGTCCAAATCAATGTCCGGCAAATCATTGCGGGTGATGTCAATGAAGCGCTCGAACAACAAATCATATTTGATTGGGTCGATCGTGGTGATCTCGAGGAGATAGCAAACAAGGCTCCCGCACGATGAACCACGGGCCGGGCCGCAGATCATCTGTTGCCGCGCCCAATGCATCACGTCTGCGATGATGTAGAAATAATCCTCGAAGTTTTTCTCGGCGATGAGCTTCAGCTCTCGGTCGAGCCGGGCGGAATAAATCTCGTCCGTCAGATCGACGCCGATCTTCTTTGCGCCTTCCTCGCACATCTGGCGGAGCGTAGCCGGGCGCGGCGGAGCCAAAAGCGTTCCGGCCTTCAGCTTCGCGTGACAGCCCTGCATGGCCTCTGCAGCGTTTCCTAGGGCCGCTTCGATTTGCTCTGGATCGGCGAGCCTTTTTACGGAGCTTCGCCACTCGTCGTCCGAGAGGATCCACTGCGGATAGGTTTGCGTCGAAGCACCCTTGCCAATAACAACCTCATAAAATCCTTCATCGTCCGGACGAGTGAATTTGTTGTCGGATGTTGCCAGAAATTTGTGCCCCAATTTGGTTGCTTCTGCGACGAAGCCTCTGGAGCAAGAGGGCGAGAGCGAAACGAAGATATCAGCTTTCGGTTCGAAGTGTTCGAATAAAGCGCGACTGCCAGTAATTTTCGTGCATCCTCGCATGCCCATTGCTTGTTCATAGGTGAGGAGCGGCTCGTAGCGGAATTGATTGGTTGCAAGATGTAGCAATTCGTTGATGACAGATATGTCATCCTGAGCAAAAAATGTCCAGTGATCGACCACTGGCTTTTTGGCATTGAGGGAGGGGGTGACAGCAATTTCAACTCCATAGATCGGTTGGAGATCCGCTTTCTTGGCGAGCTTGGTCCAACGATTAAATCCGAACGTCGAAGCGCGGTCGGAGATCGGCGCATGAGTCATTCCTATTTCTTGAATTCGCGACATAACATCTTCGATCATTCCGACCGCAGTGCGGAATGAATAGCCGGTTCTTATTCTCATTTTATTTCACACCACGCCCATTTCCCTGAGCCGCAAAAAGCAGCGAGTGGTTGCGCGGACATCTTGCTCGGCGCGGTGAGCGCCAGCAAAAGGTTCTCCGAACAAAAACTCATGCAGTGCGTTCAAGTTGAGGCGATGTCCTTTCATGTATTCAGTCGATTCAATCGTGCAAATGAGTTCCGGCCAGCGCACCTTTTTGCCGAGGCGTTTCATTTCGAAGTCGATGACTGCCTTGTCATAAGACATATTGTGTGCAACGATTTCGTCGTGAACCTCGATCAGCTCGAGGATGTGCTGAGCGATTGAGCTGAACGGCTTTTGGCCGTCCAGCATTTCTTGAGTGATCCCGGTGATCTCGGTTGTTTTTGCTTCGATCTTTATTCCGGGATTGAAGAGGTAGTGAAACGACTCAAGCTCGTCTCCCGCGCTGTCGATGGACAACGCGAAAAACTCAATGATCCGTGGTTGACGGTCGAGAGGCTGGAGCTTGTTTTTTATGAGAGCGGTTGTTTCAGTATCCAGCACAAGCGTTCTCATGATGCTTCAGCCTCGGGATGGTTTCCGAAAACTGCGATCTTCGGCAGCATCGCATCCGAAATGTCGGAAGTGATTTTGTTGTTCCGAGCTTCGACATCGAGCTCTTTCAGCATCATCGCATAAACTGCAATGTCATCGAGCGAGTCATCGTGTCCGCCATTCGCAAATGCGTTGCAATAGCGCGACATTTTCGAAAACAGCTGAACAAGAATTCCGAAACGATTGAAGTCATCCGGTGTGCGGAGGACCACGTTCGGAAAAAGTTGTTGCAGAGCGGGGCCGAATTTTTTGTAATTATCACCGTAGATTTTGTTGCGTTGTTCATAGATCCCTGCTGCGTCGCGCAGCATATCCGGCACAGGTTTTCTCGCCATTTTATTCTCCTCCATTGGCGGGTTGCAAAACAGTCAGTCCATAGTTGCGGAATGCCTCGACGACATGATCGCGATCATCGAGAGCGAACCACACATTTTTGAGAACCCCTTCCCGGCCCCCAAATCTTTTCTCGAGCAGTTCGAGTTTCACCACGTGATCCGGGCGGAAATCTCCGTCCGGCCGCATGATGAGTTCTTCATAAGACGCATCGAGCTCCGCATCCTTGAGCCAGTCCATCGTGACGTAGCGATATTTTTCATTCCGCCCGGTAAGCAGAATGATATCCTTCGATGCGGAAAGCAACCGCATGAGGTCCGCGATCCGCACGATGACGGGATCCTGCGAAGCGAGCGCATTGAATTGATCCCACTCTTTCATGTATGCCAATGGCAACCGATGATTGGCGTCCGAAAGAGTGCCATCAATGTCGAACACGACATATTTTGGAGTTTCATTCATCGGCCTCAGCTTTCCTCAAACCTTCAGAATTCGATTGAGCAGCAATCGCTTCAAAAAAATCATTGCTGTTATTTTCTTTTATTGAAGAGCTGAATTTCGTGAAAAAATCTTTGAATTCTTCCACTGAGCTGAAATGATGATCGACAGCTTGACCGAGCATCACGTTCGTTTTGCCCCCATCGAAAGCAAAAGAGAAAAGCGGAATTCCTGTGCCGTAGCCGAACCCCAATTCGAACGCTGTGCCGATGTCTTTGTCATCCAGCGACGCAACGATTATGAACGAGCGAATCATTCCTTCAATGTTGCCATTGAAAATCTCTCTGAAAAACTCCGGCGTTTTCACATGGTCGGCTGAATCGACAATGATCGGGCCGAGCTCGCGGGGATCCGCCACAGTGAGTCCGGCTTCGATGAGGATCGATTTCGCGAGGTCCATGCGAGCTTTTTGAGCGTCGTTGAAAAATGGTCCGGCGAGATAAACATCATATGTCTCAAGCATCTTCAATCACCTTCATCCAAAAATCTGTATGGGGCCGACGAGCGGCATAGTTTTTCGCTTCCCGAGCGTGAACCGGAGACATCTTTTCTTTGTCGATCTTTGCCAAAACAGGGCAAGGGGGCGATGGATCATGGCCCATCTTTCGCAAATCATTGTCGCGAATGAAACGGCATTTCCCATCGTCGCAAGGCAGCATCACCTTGTCTTTGCCGAGGATCTCGAGCAACTGAGAAACGATCGGCTCCCAAAGATCTGTTTGCGCGATCCAGCACGAACGCTTACGCACGAGATCTTCCGCGAAATCAACCGGCATGATCAGGCTGACAGCAATATTGTCCGCCATTGTCGCGGCCATCATTTCAGGTTTGAAAAGATCCCTGAGTCGATCCTTCACCATGAGTGAACGATGGCGGATGAGCTGTGCGCGAAGGTTCAACTTGATTTGAGCTTCAATGTAAACGAAGTCGCAAACCTTTGTGCTTTTGAACATCATGCTCGTCGGATACGGGTTCAAAGGAGCAGCTTTGTACCATTTCTCTTCAACGGCCGATCCCAACCATTCGGAAAGAGTTGGATATTTCCGCCATATTGCTAAGACTAATGCATCCGCGACTTCATTGAAAAGATCGAGCTCTTCTTTTCTCAACGCAATGATGAATTTCACAAAATCCCTGAAATTCATCATGAATGAGAACGTCGTCATATAAGCGAGCGGAAGATGGCGACGGAAATCGTCCTGATGCACGCCATACATTTCGTCTTCCATTCTTGCGTAGGCCGATCGGCAATGGGACATTGTTTCGTCATCAATCCCATGCCAAACCTCCCAAGTCCGCAGATCGTCCACTCGCGATGACCGCGCCCAAACATTGTGGTTCCGGAAAGAGCAAATAATTTCACGGATGAGGATCGGTGCCTTCAACTCGAAATGCAACGGCAAAAATTCATTCACCGGCACATCCATTGAAAGGATCTTTTTCATGTCCGCGTCTGTGTCGGCCGGGCGCGAAGTTTCCCATGCTCGTTTCACATCTTGAAGATCCCCGCATGAAACGAGGTTCGCTTTCACCCATTCAGATCTTAACATTTTCTGCCTCCTGCATTCGAATGAACATCATGTCCTCTTCTGTCGGGACGAATGTGTCCAATATTTCTTTGTTGAGTTCTTTCAGCTCTTTTATCTCGAGCCACACAGCGGGGTGAAACCTGAACACCTCCAACTCATCGAGGTAGCGCTGAGTTTCGACGCAAACCCGGAGGAATGAACGGTTACGCAACAGGACGACTTCCGTCCAGTTTTTGTAAACCACCGCCGCCAAATCCACGACCTTCAGGATCGAGCCTTCGAACCCTTCCTTTGCCGTCAACCAAGGCAACCGAATAAATGACCTGAGCCAAACATCCAAACGCGCGACAGTGTCTTTTTCGACCTTTTTCATTGCGCCGCGAATTTCTTCCGAAAAATATTTCGTCGTCCGGGGAATGTCCCCAAGGATTGCTTCGTCGATGTCGTGATAAGCAATCTTTCGGAAAAGCTCACCCCGATTGACATAAAGTCCTTTCGCTTCCAACCGGTCGGAAAGAAGCGCACCATAAACCAAACAAAACCCGACATGCTCGAGAACGCTTTCGGGCTTCAGGAGATGATCGCGTGAATAACGGCTCACGGATGAGAGCTGAAACGCAACAGTGAATTCTTTTTTCAACTGGTTCATTGGCGCGTCTCATCTGGCTCATTGATGATTTGATTGATCATTTCACCGAGACCTTCGATGAATGACATTTTTAAGTCGATTGGCATGTCGTAGGCTTCCGCTCGAACTCCAAACAAAAGGCCGACATGCGTTTCCGTCTCAACAATCGAGATCCGCAGGATCTCAATTCCCTCCTGGACATTTTCACTTGTCAGCCCAATGTCATTGGTCTCGACCATCTCTTCGATGGTGATTGTTTTCTTTTTCATTTGCCACGCTTTCTGGAAGCCTTCACTTTGGCAACCCGTCCAGCGTAAAGTCCGAGCATTTCGAGAGGCACCTCTTCACCATTGCGCATCTTTTCCCGCACAAATGCGAGCAAGGTTTGCGCATGGATGCCTTCGCTTTCCTCGACAAAATAGCCCTCATCCTTCAACTTCGCGGCCAAATCCTTGGCCATGTTGTGTTCAGTTTTGCCGAACGCGACAGAGATTTCGCTCTTTATCATTTCGGCCGCACCATTTTTCGCCAGCCAGTCGAGCGCAGCCTTGCGGTCTTCCTCTTTTTTCGTGAGCGAACCCGCCACGAAATCGCTGACCTCGATGACCCGGCCTGAGTCGGAGTGCGTGAATGAAGACAAACCGTTTTCTGCCATGAGGTCCGGCAACTCGATCGTCTTCAAATGGTTCAGCCGCCTTTTCAAATCCGCAAGGTTTTCTTCCAGCGCCTCAACAGTTTCTTCAGTTTCAATGATCTCAGCCGCCATGCGCATCATGCGCTGCATGGTTGAGCTGTCGGAGGGGGCAGATGCCCCCTCCTCAATGTCGAACGGATCCGACATCACTCACATAGCCCCCTCTGAGCTATGTTCGTCGCTTTCACCCACATCGCCGCGAACCTCGCCGCGCTGGATGGAATTTTTGAATTCAATCGCTTCATTGACCAAACCGTTCCAGTCGTCCGGTCCAGCAAAGTCCACGATCGTTGGCCCACGCTCAATCCGGAACCCGATCCAATCGCCTTTGCTATTGCTTTCCTCGACGGTCGAGATGGCATATGTCCGGTAATAAAGCGGTGGCGTGAAAAGTGTGCCGTCAGCACGCTTCACTTTTTCGCTGGTCGCCAAGCTGAGCCACGAACGAGCCTTTTTCAGCTGCGTCGAAGTCATCGGCAAGAACGAACGGCGATTGTCGGCGCTGAGGTTCAGCCCAAAGAATTGGGCGGTCTCGGCGATGTAGTTCCCGTTCGGGAGGATGATCTGGTTGCTTTCGTTCCGCGAGCCTTGATCCAAGATCGAGGCATCATTGTGAATGGCGACCAGACCCTTTCCAGAGCTCCGTGGAGCCCACTCCAGGTATTGCTTCATGAAAAGCACCGGCAGGAACATGAGGGGCTGCTCGAACACCTCATTCATTCCCACATCGCAAAGATCCCCGACGGAGGCTCCTTTGATGTATTCAGGCTTTTTGGGCTGGACCTGTGGGCTCAAACCCTGCAGGATGGTGATGCGGGGGACAATCAAGTCCTTCGCCGTCACATTTTCGAGGCCGTCCCCGGAGAGCCGGTCGAAATACCCTGCGCCGTCAGTGAGCGCCGGGGCAATGCTGGCGGATTTGGGAGCAACCGCCGTGCTTTCAGTCTTTTTAGCCATTTTCAACACTTTCTTGCCGACTTAGGTCTGGGACCATCCGAAACCATTTTTGCGGCTAGCCCAGCTTTGCCTGATTCGCGAGAAAAGAAAAACTGTTTTTTTAAAAAACTGAATCTTTTTTCAATTTTAGGGGTTGAAAACGGATTCAGATCA